AATATTAAACGGATGGGCCGCCACTTGTCTCGAGGTCCTAGAGAACTTCTCTACTATATATTGTCTGTAGTCTCCAATACATATCGCAAGTTTGAGAGGAGCTCAATTGGAGACACTCCCTTATTTACAAAAATGCCACCAGCAAAACGTTTTAAAATACAATCCAGAAATTATTTCCTCACTTATGCCAAGTGCTCTATTTCAAAGGAAGAAGCACTTTCCCAATTATTTGCCCTCGAAACCCCAGTTAATAAAAAATATATCAGAGTATGTAGAGAGCTCCATGAAAATGGGGAACCTCATCTACACGTCCTGCTTCAGTTCGAAGGGAAGTTCACATGTACGAATTGCAGATTCTTCGATCTTAAACATCCCTGCAATTCCAATGTATGTCATGGAAAATACGAATCATGCAAGTCCTCCTCAGACGCCAAGACATATATCGAGAAGGACGGAGATTACTGCGAATGGGGTAGTTTTCAGATCGACGGAAGATCTGCTAGAAGGAGGGCAACAGACAGACGACGATGCTACCACAGCGCCGTTGAACGCAGCATTGTACGAGGAGACGCTCTTGAAATCATCAAAGCCGGAGATCCGGAGGCGTACATTGTCAAGCTACCATAACATAAAGGCTAACATCGAACGACTGTTTCAAAAGGCTCCGGAACCATGGACTCCTCCGTTTCAACTCTCCTCGTTCACTAGAGTTCCGGACGAGATGCAAGAGTGGGCAGATGATTATTTTGGGAGGGGTGCCGCTGCGCGGCCTGGAAAGACCGATGAGTATCATCGTCGAAGGGTGATAGTCGGACGGGGAAGACAATGTGGGCTCGTGCGTTTGGCCCACATAATTATTTTAGCGGACACCTGGACTTCAATTCTAGGGTTTACTCAGACAAAGCGGAATATAACGTCATCGATGATGTCACACCGCAATATCTTAAGATTAAGCACTGGAAAGAATTTATTGGGGCCCAAAAAGACTGGCAGTCAAATTGCAAATACGGAAAGCCAGTTCAAATTAAAGGAGGGATCCCATCAATCGTGCTCTGCAATCCAGGCGAGGGGGCCAGCTATAAAGATTTCCTTGACAAAGAGGAAAATGCTGCGCTTGAAATCGTGGACCCTCCATAATGCTAAATTCATCTTTCTCGACTCCCCCCTCTATCAAACATCAACACAGGATTGCGAAAAAGAGAGCAACTCAGACGGCGACGGATTCACATCGAGTGCGGCTGCTCCATATACGTCCACATCAACTGCATAGGTCATGGATGCACGCATCCGGGGAACTCATCACTGCACATCAGGCAGAGAATGGCGTATATATCTGGGAGATAACAAATCCCCTGTATTTCAAGATGCACCGAGTAGAAGACATCCTGTTCACAGGGACCAGAGTGTATCACATCCAGATCCGGTTCAACCACAACCTCAGGAGAGCGTTGGGTCTCCACAAGGCATTCCTGAACTTCCAAGTCTGGACGACATCGATGAGAGCTTCTGGGACGACTTATTCAAGTTGGTCGAGGCATGTAAGTCATGCTGTACTTACAACAATGAGGTGTATTCTGCGCTTTATAATGTCATCCGAAGCAGTTCGATTTCGCAACAGGACAGATCGTATGTCTCTGATGTACTCGGAAGATCATTCAATAAAATTCAAAATTTATTAAATTGAGATCGAATCGTAAAAATAGATCCGGATCTTGAAGAGTTGCATACACGGGATTAGAGGCATGAGTACATGCCCATGTACAACACTAGGCATTCTCCGTATGGTTCTCGTATCTAGCAGCTTCCTGGTTGTTATACACGACATGAGTATTGACCTTCCAAAACCGCCTGACCAGGGCCTGCTCATTGCTGGCATATTGACCACCAGTGACCTTGGCATAGAATCTGTGTTGAACCTGATAACGATCTCGGAGATCATTCTTAACAGTTGCAGTACTAGGCTCATTGTCGAACATGTTGAACAGATGACCAAAGTCCATGGGGATGTGCCGTTGGGTCTCCGATCCCGGACCAGCCAGAACATAACACTGTTCGTGTGGTTCTTCAACTTGATGTTCTCGTCCATCCAGATCTTACCTAAAATATACACAGACTTAACACAAAACCGCTTACCGACACGATGGGTGATACCGCTACCGCGAGTGACGTCGGAGATACAGATCACCTTTCCAGCATGTGAGATATCGTTACGCTGCTCGTACGACTGGACCTTACATGGCCCTTCACAGCCTCTAGGAACATCAGGAGTTCTTAGCGTCCTGTATATCCTGGGCTTCCTGTACATTGGCCTGTTAACCCATTCAGAGGCCTTATTGACCTTTGGGCCTCCACGGGGGGAGAAATTGGAGGAGCGGCTTACCTTTGAGGTTCCCGCCATCGAGCGCCATGAGGGATCCCGCTTCGGCATTTTCAAGTATATCATGACGTCATGCTTGCTTTACTTTTATAACGTCATAAAACTTAGGGCCGAAGTATTGGAACAAATATCTAGGCTTCCCAGACGCATTTTGATTGGTCTTTATTAAAGATTTCATCTTTAATTCAAATGGACTGGGCCTAAGCGCATGGGCCTAAACAATCGCGCCTAGATCGAGCGGTCAGCAATGCGCCACGCGAGGGGGGGAAAAATCGCGCGGCCATCCGGT